CATGGTTGAGGTCGAAATCGACTTAGCCGCAGCAGCAACAGCTAAAGGTTCAGCATTGGCAGCAGCCGATGTAATCGAATGTATTAGCGTTGGAGCTAACACTGTTGTATTGTTCGCAGGTACTGAAATAACAGTAGCACCTACAGGTGGTACAGGGGCAACTTTTGACCTTGGTATTACAGGTGGTGACGTTGACGCATTTGTTGACGGTGGAGCTATCACAAGTGCTACAGCAGGTACTTACGGTACACTAGCAAACACTGCGTGTCCAATCCTAGTAACAACAGCCGATACTATCGACATGTTGCTAATAGGTACAACACCAGATACAGCAGGTAAAATCCGTGTATATGCATGTCTAATGGACGTGGATAGCATGGGTGCACAAGCTGCAAATGAAGTAGACCGAGATCTACTCGCATAAAAATAACTTTAGGGGCTGCTTTCAGGTGGCCCCTTTAGCACATCTAAATGATACTAAAAGCCAAAAATAAACTGTTTAGTTGGGATGTTAGGATCTTCTATCTAGAAGAAGTATACTGGCAGATGGATGAAGCAGCTTTACTAGATAGAAACTTTAGGGCTGCTATAAAAAAATCATTAGATAATAATGGAATGCTTTGGCCTCCAATAGTTTGGTCACAAGAAACTTTTCTGGTTTATTGTCAAGAGCAACCCCATAGACAAGACCCAAATAAAACTATAGAAACAGGTTTAAACTACCGTTGTGCTATAGGAAACAACAGATTTAACTACGCTAAAGAAAACGGATATACACAAATAGAATGTGTTTATGTTCCTACTTGGCAAGATAAAGATGCAGTACTAGAAATAACTAAGATGGATTACTGCGTAGACTTTTAAAAAGGAAATCCAAACATGGCTATCACAACAGCAATGTGTACAAGTTTTAAATCAGAAGTTCTAGGGGGTACTCATGATTTGGATACCCATACTTTAAAGCTTGCACTAATTAAAAGCGGTATGTCTGGTACATACGGTGCAGCAACAACGAATTATTCAGATGTTACAGGAAACTCTGACGAAGCTACAGGTACTAACTACACAGCAGGTGGACAAAACCTAGATGGTGCTACTATCTCTACAGATGGTACTACAGCTATTGTAGACTTTACAGATGAAGTATTTTCCAATGTAACAACTTCAGCAGCAGGTTGTATTATCTATAACTCTTCTGCTTCAAACAAAGCAATATGTGTAATTGATTTTGGTGGTACGGTAAGTGCTACAGCAGGTGACTTAACTATAGAATTTCCTGCAGCAGCAGCGAGTACTGCAGTCATACGTATTGCCTAACAAATGTCTTTCTATGACTCCTCTGATGCCCTGTTTGGCACAGGTAGGTATGGCTCTGCTAGTTACGGAAGTGTAGCTCCTAATGTAGCTTTATCGGGAGTCAGTGCAACTGGCGCAATAGAAACTGTAAGCGTTGGTGGTTTTGAAATTGACATATCTGAGAACCTACTCAGTGTATCTGCAACAGGTGCAATTGGTTCTCTAGGTGTAGGTGTAAGCGAAACACTTGCAAGTGTAAGTGCTACTGGTAGCATTAACACAGTCAAAGAAAATGTTGCAGAAGAAATAGGTAGTGTATCTGCTGCAGGTGCAGTAGGCACAATAGAGCCACAAGTAGATGAAGACTTAAACAGTGTATCAGCTACAGGTTCGATAGGAACACTTACAGTAAACGTAAGTGAAACTTTAGAAAGCGTATCTGCAACTGGTGCAATAGCCACAGTAGAAGCTAAAACTGCTGAGAACTTATTAAATGTAACAGCTACGTTCTCACTAGGTACGATTAAACCAAATGTATCTGAGAGCCTAGCATCTGTATCTGGAACATTAGGTACTCCATCAGTAACAGCTAGATCATCCTCTAAAGCTGAGATTGTAGGACTAGCACTAACTGGTAGTATAACAGAACCAGAAGCTACTGTAGATGAAGCATTACAAAGCGTAGCTGCAACACTATCTCTTGGCAGTATTGATATAACTGTTACTGAAAAACTAGCAGGTGTATCTTCTTCTGCTGTAATAAACTTACCAGTAGGGAACGTAACATCAATACAGTTTGATTATGAAGCGGTCAAACACAGATATAATAAAAGAAGAACTGTTCTACTACCGAGGGCTGCATAATGCCATCAACACCAGCAGAAAGAACAGTTTTAGTAAAACAAGAGAAAAGACTAGTCTTTGTAGATATTAAGAATACTACTAGCTCTAGAGATAGGACTGTTTTGGTTAAAGCGCAGGATAGACTTGTATCTATCGAAAGAAAACCAAGATCAGCCGATAGAGTTGTGTACGCAAATGAGGATTAATAAATGAGTTTCCGTTGGCCTAGTAAAGACCCTGATGAAACATTAGACTACAGTGTAGACTGGTCTAGATTTTTAGATACAGCAACTATCAACTCTGTTATATGGTTTGTAAAGTCTAATACCTACAATGTAAAAACAAGATTGAATGCAGGGCAGAATTTAACCAACGCTTCTAGTAGTGCAGTAACAGATACAATACAGAATGTGTCTCAAACAAATACTAACACTGTTGCGACAATAAATATTTCTGGTGGATCAAACAATGTAGAGTACACTTTCTTTTGTCAGATGACAGATGATACAGGAAGTACAGCAGAGCGTAGTATTAAGTTAAGACTGAAGGAACGTTAATATGGCCTATGATTATATTGGACTTGTCAATGACGTAAACCGTAGGCTTAATGAAGTAGAACTTACATCAACTAACTTTGCTACAGCTACTGGCGAATACTCAATGATTAAAGATGCTGTTAATGCATCCCTCAGATTTATTAACCAACACGAGTTTGAATGGCCTTTTAATCACGTAGAAGAAGAGGAAGTACTAACTGCTGGTTTAGTTAGGTATGCATTTCCTTCTGATGCTAAGGTACTAGACTTTGATAGTTTTAGAATTAAAAGAGATAGCACACTAGGTAATGCCACTGTAAAACTAAAACCTCTTTCTTATGAAGAGTATCTAGAAAGTTATGTAGATGTAGAGTACAACACCTCTACTGGTATAAGACAAGTTCCTGCTTTTGTAGTTAAAACTCCCAGTCAAGAATATGCTATCGTTCAACCACCAGATAAAGCCTATACTGTTGTCTACGAATATTACAGATTACCTGTTGACCTAATTAATCCTACAGATGTTCCAACTATACCTGAACAGTTTAGATACGTTATTGTAAATGGGGCTATGCACTTTGCATACTTGTTTAGAGGTGAAGGTCAAGAAGCAGCTATAGTTCAACAAAGGTTTGAACAAGAAATAAAACAAATGAGAAGCCTTTACATAAACAGATATGACTATGTAAGGTCTACTGTTCTAAGTAATACGTTAGCAACTAACGCTAGAGTTACGTCAATATAGATGCCTACAAATCGTCAAACATATCCCATTCAGTTTAGCGGTGGGCTTATAACTAATATGAGTCCTTTGCAGCAGGGTATGCAAATGCCCGGATCTGCACGTATCCTTAGAAACTTTGAGCCATCTATTGAGGGTGGTTACAAAAGAATACTAGGTTATGATAAATACGATTTAGATATTATACCACCTTACGGTATACCTGTCGTACATGGTGCTAGTCAAACTGGTACAAGTTTAGCTCTTGCTAATATTCGACAAACACCAGAAACAGGTGACAAGTTTAAATTAGTACATGTTACTGCAAACATAAATGGTACATCTACTATTGGTACTTCAAATGGTCCAACTGCTCTTGTTAATGGTGCAGTAACAGCAGATAACACTATCATTGTAGACACTGTTGCTTCAGGTACTATAGCAAAAGGACAAGCAGTAACAGGTACGGGTATCCCAAGTAACGTTACAGTATCTAGTGTTACAGCAGGGGCAACAGGTAATTTTACTGTAGTACTATCTAGTAATGTAACTGTAGCAGATAACCTAGCTTTACAGTTTACTTTTAAAACTACTACCTTTGCTGTAGATGGTATAGTAGGTACGATACAAACAGGTATGGAAATTGTTGGCACTGGTATACCTAGAGGTACAACAGTACAAGCTTTTTCATCACCAAATGTTACAATAGGTAGTGCTGCTGATACTCTATCGTTAGTTCTTACAGATGATACTGCCTTAGAGTTTAAAACTGAATATACTATCGGTGCTAGTGTTACTTTTGATGACGATGATAATAGAGCAACTGTAGATATATCACCTGCTCTTACTGCTTCACCTGCTAACGGAGATGATGTAGAGTTTACAAGCACGACTACCAAACATCTTACGATAGGGTGTGGTGTATTTCTTGACTCAGTTATTGTAGCTAGAAATGAAAGTTTAGTTAAAACATCTGGCACTGGTTTCTCGCTTGTAAATGTACCAGTATACGGAACTGTATTAGTAAACGGTGCATCACAAACAGGTAGTAGTTTAATTGTAGATGGACTAGACTCTACACCACAGTTAGGTGATGTCTTTAAGATTGCAGGTGTAGATAAGATATATACGGTGACTGCAACACCAACAGTCTCATCAGGTGGAGCTACGATAGCTATTGATCCTGCCCTAGCTAGTTCTCCTGCAGATAATGCTGCACTAACTTTTTTAAGTACGTCAAGAGAAAATGCTGGTAAAACTAGATTTTCTAGGTATAACTATACAGGATCTGAAAAAATAGCCATTGTTGATGGTATTAACGTTCCTGCTCTGTATGATGGTTCAGAATTTACAGCACTTAATGATGCACCTACGGATGTAAATGCAGCAGAGTTTGTAGTAAGTTTTAAGAATCAGTTATTCTTCGGTAAGAATAATCTACTAACATTTACTGCTCCCTTCACAGATACTGACTTTACAGCAGCTAATGGTTCTGGTACAATATCTGTAGGAGCAAACATTACTGGTCTAATAGTATTTAGACAACAACTTATTATCTTTACTGAGTCATCTATATTCCAACTAGTAGGAAATACTATAGGTGACTTCAACCTACAACCAGTAACAGTAGACATAGGCTGTGTAGACAAAGATACCATACAGGAAGTTGGTGGTGATGTAATGTTTCTTGGTCCTGATGGCCTACGACTTCTAAGTGCCACAGATAGACTAGGCGACTTTGGACTAGGTGTTGTATCTAAAACAATACAGAAAGAAGTAACAGACTTTATTACAGCTAATACATCTTTTACTAGTGTAGTTATACGTAATAAATCACAGTACAGGATACTAGGTTACAATAACAATATAGGACAAGCAAACGCTCAAGGCATACTTGGTACACAAATGGCAGGTCAAGGTGGCGAGGGAATGGCATGGGCAGACATAAGGGGAATAAGAGCATACGTAGCAGACAGTAGATTCTTCCAAAACGCAGAAACAATTGTGTTTGCTAATGATGATGGTTACCTATATCAAATGGAAGAAGGTAACAGTTTTGGTGGTAGTAATATACAAACAACTTTTGCTACACCATATATGCCAATCAATGACCCAAGGATACGTAAGACATTTTACAAAATGTTTTTATATACAGATCCGCAAGGTAGTGTGTCCTTTGATGTAAGTTTGAAACTAGACTTTGACCAAAAGAATAGTGTACAGCCTACAAAGATTGACTTTAACAATGCTACAGGAACAGTTGCATTTATGGGTGCAGCTACCTTTGGATCAACAGCCGTGTATAGCTCTAAACTAAAGACACTGTTTGAAACACAAATTATAGGATCAGCTTTCGTTGTATCCCTACAGTACACATCAGACAGTGTAGATCCACCATTTTCTTTAGACGCTATTACACTAGAATACGCTACAAACACGAGAAGGTAAAAACATGGGAACAGGTTACACCAGGAACGATACAGCAAATAACATTGCTGACGGTAACGTTATTAACGCTGCTGACTTTGACGGTGAATATGATGCCATTGAAGCTGCATTTAATTCCTCTACAGGACACACACACGATGGTACTGCTGCAGAAGGTGGTGCTATTACAGTTATTGGTCCTGCCCAACAGCTAGTAGCAACATCCACAGCTATAAACCCAAGTACAAACGCAGGGTTAGACTTAGGTACATCATCACTTAAGTTTAAAGATATATACATTGATGGTACTGCTTATATAGATGGACTAGGTGGAAACCTAGCTGTTGATACAAACAATGCTTTACAGTTTCGTGATGCACAGTTAGCTATTAACTCAAGCGCAGATGGTCAGTTAGACGTTGCAGCAGATACAACAGTAAAAATTACATCACCTGAAGTTATTATGACAGATGATGTAAGACTACAAAGTGATGCATCTATTCTTACATTTGGTGCAGATGATGATGTTAAACTTACACACGTAGCGGATACTGGTCTTGGTGCTACAGCAGCCAGTGGTTTTCAGTTATCACTACAAACATCAGACATTTCTGTAGACAGTGGTAATACAATTGGTAAGATTAGTTTTAACGCTCCACTAGAAGACAGTGGTACAGACGCTATCCTAGTAGGTGCTGAAATAGAAGCACAAGCTGAAGCTAACTTTGGTGCTGCAGATAACTCTACCGCTCTTATCTTTAAAACAAATACAAGTGCTGCAGCAACAGAACGTGTACGTATCAAGTCAGAT